CAGCTGCGGCTGAAGCGACTTCCTGTATTCCTCGGCAGCTGCCTTGCCCTTGTTTTCAAGGATCCAGTTGTAGTCCTTAGTCTGCTGCGACGTCATGAAATACGGCGTGTACGCATCCGTCGGATCTACCCCCGCTATTGTTCCTAACAGATTTGTAAACGGATTCACAGCCCAGGACGACGCCCCAAAAGCCCCTAAGCCTGCAGCTGTGTTGACGATATCTGCCGCCTTTTCGTCGTCTACGGTGTCGATCGCCAACTGTGGCCCGTCAAGCGTCTTCCTTGCAGCTTCCATTGTGTTAAGGGGGTTGGCAGGATTATTGTCGCTCTTTGCGTTCCAGTAACTGTTCCTGTTGCCGAAGTTGCCGTACTTCTCATAATCATTTTTGACGAAGTTATAACGGTCTGTCAGGCTTCTCTTTAAAGCGTCATTCCATGACCCCGTGTCCCTGTACTCTTTGTAATCCGCAAGCCAGCGGAGAACGTCCACCGTAGACGCCCTCTCAGCCTGTTTACGGTCATTCCTGTCCCTATAAATTGCCGCGTTAGTTGCTTTGTTGACGTCTTGCCCCTTCCGGTCATAAGCCGCCTGCGCTTTACTCTGCGCTCTCGCCTGAAGGCTTGCCAGCGCCAGCGCCCTTGCCATGTCTTCATTATCTGTATTGACGGGTACATTCTGCACAGGCCCGACCACCGCAGTGGTGTTCTGTGGGGTCATCGCAAAGCCTGCACCTGCCGGGGTATTGTATGTTTTCACCGGGCCGACCGTTGCTGTGACTGTCGGTGCGGCCATCGATATCCCGACGGGTTCCTGCTGTACCGGCGCCGGCTGCTGCACCGGCTGCTGTACAATGGGTGTTGATTTTTTCTTAATAGTTGCCGCAGCTCCTACTTTTGCCATTTCGTCATCCTCTTAGAATCTGATTCCGTTTGCGAGTAACCACAGATCAAAAAAGTTCTGGTCTACCGTGGGCGATCCGATCGCTCTATTGCCAGCTTGGGCCGTCCTCTGCCAGTCAATCGCCCTGGCGGGGACCTCAGGATGCATACGCAGGAAATCATTGATCTGTTGCTTTTTGAGGTAACTGCCGCTCATAGATCTGTCTTCTTCCGCCCTGTTCTTCATAAGTTGCTTCTCCGGAACGAAATAATCGTTATACCTCTTGTCCCATGCCTTATCCTCTGCGAACCGTCGCAGTGCATTATTGGACATTTTGCTCGTATAATTTTCTTCCGGAGTAGGTACATATTGCGTCGGTGCAGTGTATGCCGTAACCGTCTGCGGCGTCATTGCCATACCTGTGGGGGCCGCCTGCGGGACCGTCTGCTGCACGGGTGCCGCCTGTACCGGGGCATTTGCTGTTTTCGTTGTCTTCTTGACGCTTGCTGCTGCTCCTACTTTTGCCATGTCTTATGTCCTCCTTAGTAAATGCCGTTCTGTAAAAGCCATAACTGCTGTCTTGCGAGATCAAGATCTGCCGCATTGTTCTCTATGCTCTGGCCTACGCCGATCAGGTCAAGGTATCTGTCCATGTTATTTGTCCAGCGGTCGTAAGCGTCCTGATCGAGCGTGTTGTACATGGAAGCTACGTTGTAAGCATTGTTCCTCGCGTCTGCATATCTCGAATAATCCGTATCATCCAGGCTTGCATAAGCGTTAGCCAGATTGTAAAGGTTATTACGAGTATCCGCCCAGCGGTTGTATCCCTGCTCGTCAAGGCTTGCATAGGCATTGGCGGCGTTGTACAGGTTGCTTCTTTCATCTGCCCAACGCCCGTAATTCTGTGCATCCAGATTTGCGTAGGCGTTCGCGGCATTGTAAAGGTTATTCCTTTCGTCAGCCCATCTGCTGTAGTCCTGTGCATCAAGATTTGAATAAGCGTTAGCAAGATTGTATGCATTGTTTCGCTCATCCGCGTATCTCGCGTAGTCTTGTGCATCAAGATTGGAATATACGTTAGCCAGATTGTATGCATTGTTCCTTGCGTCAGCCCACCTACTGTAATTACGGTCCTCAGCGTTCTGCAGCGCATTAAGGCCGGATACTTCCCTCTGGTATGCGTTCTGCTCATACTGCGGCATAAGGCCTGCCAGCTGGTTCATGTAGTTCTCATACGCCCCTGTCGCCGCATTTCCTGCGTAAGACGATGCAAGGCCCCCGGTCCTCGCGGAGATCTGTCCCAGCGTATCCTGCATGGCCTGCCGGCCGTTGTTCTGGTACATCTGTGCGAGTGCCTGATATGAAGCGTCCTGCGTCGGATCATATCTCCAGCTCTGAAGGTTCCTTACAGCATCGTCGATCTCGTTAGCGTAATCTGACGAGTAAGTTCCCTGTGCCTGGTCGAGCGCGGAGTTTATCTTGTCTGCGTACCCGGACTGATAGTTCCCATTAGCCGCGCTGCTTAAAGCCTGGTTTACCTTATCGGCATAATTTGACGCATAGCTTCCGTAATTTGCCGCGCCGTTCAAGGCTGCGTTTACTTTGTCTGCATAGTCTGAGGCATAGCTGCCGTAATTCGTCGCCTTATCAAGTGCGCTCGTTGCCTTGGAGCCGTTTGCGGACGAATAGTTTCCATAGTTGGATATCTGGCCCAGCGTGTTCTTTATGTTCGTGCCGTACTGCGAATTGTAGTCACCGTAGTTCGCTACCTTATCCGCAGAGTTCTTAACTGCATCCCCATATTGCGAATACACGCTTGGATCGACCTGCCCCTTTTGCTGGTTCCTGGTGGTCTCTGACAGGATATTGTCATAAAACGTTGGATAAATTATCGGCATTATTCCGCCTCCTCTTCATATCTCTTTTTATCAGCTTCGTACTGCTGCTGTGCTGCCATCTTCACTTCCGCCGCGATGTTCTTTAAAACGTCTTCTACCGCAAACATCGGCAGGCCGGCTTCATTCACAAGCTTGACGAGGGCTTCTATGAATTCTTCCCTTGCCACAGTTATCGGTTTATCCATTCTCCTGCTCCTCCCTGTGCACATACTTCTCACGCTTTATCAGGCGGGCTTCTGAATCTAACATTGCCACCGCATGACAAGGCAATTCTGATACAGCCGCAGCAGCAAGGCAGGTGTGGTACTTCTGCTCTGCTTCAGGCTCGTCATAGGGTCCGAAAGACGGCAGGTGTGCCACGGTGCCGTTCGCAAATGTCTGTATCTCTTCGACAAAATATTTCATGGTTATCTCCTTTCGAGCGCTTCAAGCCTCGTTGTTAATTCATTAATGCGGTCCTCGTCCGCCGCCAGTCTTGCGATCAGGAATGGAACATAATTGATCGTGTAGTATTCGCCGTTGTCGTCTTCCAGCGTTTCCACAAGTTCGTTTTCTTCATAATTAATGCCCTCGTCATCCAGGGCTTTTATGACATCCTGTGCAATTGCACCGAATCGTTCAAGTAAGTTTGCACCCGCTCTTGTCGCATCATTAAAATCAAAGTGAAAATTTTTAAGTTCTACATTAGCAATAGCATCTTTATACCGTTCATCTATTGGTTTTATATCAGTTTTCATTCGCTCATCAGAGGAAGTAATCGTTGCGTATCCAATAGATGTGCCATCAACATAGAAATTAATGCGACCTGTTGTTAAGTAATCAATATTAAAGCCATGATTAGCCGTGTTGCCATATACGACATATCCAGAACGAGTGCCATCACTAATGAACGCCCTCTTTAGAGAATACCACGATCTCATAGTTCCGTTATCGTAGAAAGCTAACGTAGGTTCATTATTGACTAATGTCTGACCCCCACTAGTAACTGTTATCGTGCCTATTTTTGCAGCTATAGTAGATGTGGATGAAGTTGCCTTAAATACGGATACCTCTCCTTGTCCAGTATCGTTTGCACCTATACGCAAAAGTATCTTGTCTGATGAATTGTAAAACAGCTGCGTTCCATAACTTGGTCCCGCATATATTCTTACTCCCACTCCACCTGAAGTATTGTTTAATTCAAACATACCACCATAGGTTGTTTGAGCGTCTATAAAGGCGGCTTTAAGAATCCGAGCCAAATATACTCCCGCACCGTCACCGCTTAAAGAAGCCCCATTTTGTGCAAGCTTCGCAACTGGATATGTAGCATTTCCCGAATAGACATTAAAATCAGCTGCCGTCATTTCGGTGAAGTGGGTAGAATCTTTAATTACCTTGACTGTACTGGCAATCTCGATCTTAGACGATGCGCTATTGCCCGTGACGGTGATGCCACCACCGGAGATGTTGGTGATGTATGAAGTAGCAGTTTTGGCTGAATTTGATATTTCGTTATTTACATCCTCCGGTGCGGGAGTCCAGTCCGTAGCCATGTTGCCAAGTTCTGCCTTTACCCGTCCCAGAACCATCTGCCCGCTTGTACTGTTCTTCGTATCAAAATCTAATACAAAACCATATGCGTCCTCTGTGAGGGTGTATTGCCATGTTAATTTCCCCGAAAAACCAGAAGTTATGTCTTTTGTGTTCTGCCAAAGCACAGTATCGTTTGATCTTAAAATAGCAACATACAAACGGTGGTTTCCATTTGTGATTGTTTGACTGTAAACATATACAGAACAAGTTATGACCGTGCCGGAAGGTATCACCGTGGTTAACTTATTTGAAGCATAGGAATTTTGATATACTTCTTTTCCGTACGGTATAGTTATCCTGTCAGAAGCAAAAGTTGCCTGACTTCCATTGGTATAGCTACCGCTTCCATATATACCGTAATCCGTTCTTCGGATTAAGTTTCTGCCGCCAATTTGCACCGCTATTTTTTCGGCGTTGATAGTGCCTACACCGGCATTAACTGCGCTTATTACATTCGTCTGCATCTTGTCTGCGTTAATGCTGCCGGTTCCACCATTCACAGCGGAAATAACATTTGCTTTAATACGATCTGCTGCAATGCTTCCAGACACTATGTTGTCAGCAGAAATATTGCTTTGCCCGGAAACCACCCAGTACGTTCCGTCATAGACAAAGGTCACACATTCGCCCGCTGCCCACGGGGATTCAGTTGCCGTCAGACTTTGCCCGTTCCACTTTATGGTTTTCGCCCCGGTGCTATTAATGTTGAGGGTAGCATTAGCTTTGCTGTTAGCGTTGGTAAAAGTAACATGAACCGTGCTTCCGGTCTTTAGTTGGAATCCTGTCAGGGTTGCCGTCTTTGCAGCCGTTGAAGCAGCTGTCGAACAGGAGCAGAACCCATGCTTATTAAGTGCTTCTGTTGCGGTATCTTCCACGGCTTCTATTGCTTCTTCAAAATCTTCCGGCGCGGGCGTCCAATCTGTGGCTTTATTGCCTTTTTCAAGCTTGGGGTTTTTTACATACAATATGGCATTAGTGCCAGCCGTAGTTGATCCGTTATTATCAAACCTGATATACGCCGTCTCATCGGTGGCTGCGTTACAAGTAAATGTCCATGTGTATTTCTTATAATCATCAGTCACCTGAAAATCTTGCTTATTTTGATGCGATCCTCCTCCACTTTGATGAACCTTATATATCTCTACTGACCTTACCGGTCCACTCTTCTTTATATATGCACTCACGGTATATATTTGCCCCGGCTCAAACATCATGCTTCTGCCAGAAATATATGATTCTGTTGTTGAGGTCGTGGCTCTTGTGAAAACGCATCCGTCAGTTGAATCAAAAGTCGAATAGCTCCACCCGTCTCCTGTGGAGCTGCCCACTAACAGGTTTCTTCCACCGACTTCGATATTAGCAATCGCTACCAGAGTATCTTCAGGTGCCGGAGTCCAGTCAGTAGCCATGTTGCCTAATTCTAACTTCAGCCCAACAATAGTTAATGTTTCCCCGGTAGAACCACCAGTATCTTGATCCAGTCTTAAAATGTACCCTATTTTTTCTGTATCTGCCGGAAGCGTATATGTGATTTTAAGGCTGTTCTTATTAATAAAAGTAGTGGCTGTTCCCCCACCAGTTTTTGTAATGTATAAATACACCCGTGGATTTGATGCTGCCCTACTGGAAGTTATACTCCGGGCTGAAAGCGTTACCTCTTTCCCGGCAAGTTGAGCAGCATCGGTTACAGCGTCTGTCGAATATATTTGTACAAAATTTGACGATGCCGCTGTCTGTTTAACAACGTATGTTCCGGTGTCAGGGTCATATGTATAACTAGTCGCTGCATTAATAGATCGTTTGCTAGGCGGGAGTGCATCGTAGGCGATAAATAAGTTTCTCCCACCGACTTCAAGGTTGTCGATTTTATCCTTTGCGGCATTTGCGGTGCTGTTAGCCGTAGTCGCTGTACTGTTTGCGCTTGCCGCAGTCTGGTTCGCCGTCGTTAAAGCACCGGCATAAACGGGAGTAGACCATACCCTTGTCCCGTTACTCAATAAAACTTCTGAGCAGGTGAAATAGTATGGATAGCTTGCCGAGTATGTAGGCAGGGCCTTGTTCCAGGCGTTGTAGACCGTCGAATCATTTGTCGTTACCGTGCTCGACGGGGCTGCCGGGGCAGTCGTGTTTGCCTTGGCGAAGTATACTTCCGTTACGGACGATATCCCCGCTCCGGTCCCTCCGTCCTGTGCAAGTACAACAGGACTCGACCAGTCCGCAGATACGATGGAATCCGTCGCCGTATTGCTCGATGCGGTCGCAATGATCACATATAATGGATTTGTTCCGGACGGTATGCTTGTGCTCCATCCGTTATCCAGCGTTCCCGTAAGGGCCTTTGTCGCAAAGGTATAGGTAAGTGTTCCCGCCTGTTTATTCGGTACGGATGTTTTTCTCTGATACAGGAAGATCGTCGTTGCGTTATAACCCGCATCGCCCTTCTCGCCTTTGGTCAGGGACCACGTATAAGACGCAGGCGTTGTAGGATCATCTATCTCCGTGTCCGTACATACGCCGATATATGTCGCCCCCTCAAAAGGCGTCAGGGAAAAGTCAGCGCCGGTATCCGAAGTGGCATATGCGAAATGCACATAATAAGTCGTGCCGTCTTCGCCTGTCGCTCCCGGTATTCCCTGCGGGCCGTCCTGCCCTTTGAAACGTGTCCAGGGAACATATGCGGCAGGATCTGTCGGATCTGACGATGTATAGTTCGTGCATATGCCGATATAATCGTCAGGCGTGTCAGAGATATCCGCAGATGTCTGAGGATTAGGTATGGCGGAATACTTGATATGAACATAAGTAGTACGGCCGTCGCTTCCTGCCGGTCCCTGTATACCCTGATCGCCCTGGTCGCCCTGTATGCCCTGAGCGCCTTTAAGCAGAACGAAATAAGCAAAGGTACTGTGAAGTGTCGGCCCGTCCGTAAAAGCGACAGGCAGCGTCACGGTGCCGCCTGCTGTTGCTGTAGACGAAACTGTGAGTGTGACCGTGCTTCCTGATACGGAGGCTGACGCGTGTGACGGATCTGATAAGACCGGAGTGCCGATCGTAAATGGTGCAGTATCAACTCCGCAGAATCCTGATATGGTAAACGATATGGTCTTGTTGGCTCCGAGGTTGGTGTCATTTCCATTCCATGTAACGCTGTCCTGTGACAGTGTGGCCGTATACCCGTCCTCTATATCAGTGATCGTTACCGAACTCTGTGAGCGTGTGACGCTCTCTGATAACATCAGGCGGCAGTTATATGTGGCCCTCGTATCCACATCGCTGCTTGTAAGCGTGACAGTAAATCCGCTGTCCGATATCTTCGAGCTTGCGACCGGCACATATACGTCCGAGCCGTATTCCCTCTTATACCATGCAAAATGCGCTCCGCTTCCAAAGGCCGTCTGCAAATTGGCTAACGTCCTTATGGCGTCAGAGCCGTAATACACGGTGATAGTAAGCGTTGTGCCGTTGTTGCCGGGGCGAAATACTGTGCCGTTAGATGAATGAATGTAGATTAAAGCCGCGTCTTCTCCGCTTGCCATTGACGCGGATATGCAGACCGGCTCCGATCTGGTGGTTGTCCCGCTTCTTGTGATTTTCGTGTACTGCCACAGATACTCGCCCTCTTCCACTTCCGGAGGCTCCGTACTCCATTCCGAAGGCGGAACGGAAGGTGATGAGGATACACCGTAATATGTCGTCACAGACTGCACGAAGCCTTCCTCGTTCTTATCAGTAACTGAGGAGAACCACTGCAGCTGCTCACGCATATATTCGATATAGTCTTTGAGGACCTTGACCTGTTCTTTCAGTTCAAGGCTGTCAATGTCCTGAATGTCATTAGGTAATAAGCTTGAATTCATCGTGAAGACTCCTTCTGCTGGAATTCTCTCTGCATCGAGAGTATCGTCATCGGGCCTGTGCCGCTTAACCGAAGCTGGTATGTGTCCGTTCTCGGTGTCTGGTATACGAGCGTGTTGACTTCGTTCTTCGTGCCGGTGATCGTGCCTATCTGCTGCCAGGCGAGATCCTCAGGCCTTTTCCATGCGGCTGTGATCGTAGATCCTTCCGGCAGCTCTGTACGCAGGAACAGCCTCGTATATCGTTTCTTCTCAAACACCTGAGACGTTGAGTTTTTCGACCCTGATATCGTTTCTATGAAAGGCTTGAAGATCATCTCCCACACTGCTGCAGGCTCTTCTTCATTCGTCATGTGGTACAGCTTGTTGCCGGCCACGAAATAGTTCTCTGTGCCTGAATGGACGAGCGCCTTCGTCTGTACGCTGCCAGCCTGCACGAGAATACCTTTATCAAGATTGAATTCGAATAAAGCCTCGGTCCCGTCATAGATGCAGGATAACCAGTATTCCTTACCATCGAATAATGCAGCAGTCTGGCCGGATACCTTTGAGGGATCTACGCCGTAGTTAAGGACGTTCACGCTGCTGCCGTTATACATCGCTATGCCATGCTCGGATACGTAGACCGCTATGCCTTCGCAGCAGACAAGTGACCCGGAGCAGCCTTCTTTTGTACCTTCAAGTGCAAATTCCTTAAGATAGAAGTCAGCCGGGTATGAACCTAACAGTTTGTGTATGCAGTGCTGCTTTAAAAACAGGACCGAATTGCCTGTCGCAATACAGCCTGTGAAGTCGCCCATGGAACCTACTACTACTGCATAGGCGTCCGTCGCCACGCCTTCGTATGTCCCGAAATCGCACGGATCACCGAGTGCTGATACATATATGGTCTTATCCAGGTTTGAACAGCCGTACAGCCTGTTGTCCTGGCTTGCTATGTAATCAAGGGACGGCAGCACGTTCGTCGTGTTCACGTCGTCCTCGCAGATGATCACGCGCCTGTAGTTGTCCTCAGATGCAAGCGGGCTTGTGGTTCCTTCCACTGTCCACTGGTGCGAGAACTCAAGCCACGTCTTCCATACGCCCGTGATCGTCAGGGATATGTTGTCGTCAGCTTTGGACAGACAGCCCTGCATGTTCACAGTGCTTCCTATGGCAAGCTCCGGTATGGCCCTGAAGTCTATGGTCTGTGATCCCGGGAATGTCACGCGGCAGGTAGTCGCAGTCTTGTTCTCAAAAGCCACAGCGCCGTTTGCCTCGCTCCAGTACAGCTCTTTGCCCATTGCCCTTATGACTGTGGTAGTGGATTCCAGATCGATGTACACGCCGTCAGGGAAGATACAGAGCTTCGTATTTATTACTGCGTACTGTTTCGGGAAAACATTAGTTAATGTCACCGCGGCGCCTTCCGTGATGTCGTACCATCCGTTATCAACCAACAGCCATGCCTGCACCTTATGCGTGTAAGGGCTGTAGGTAAGGACAAGCGGCTGGTCATCCATCGCGTACATGTCCTTTATCTCAAGCCCTGTCCATACGTCCGCCGCTCCTGAGAAATAAGACGAATCGATCTGCTCGATCTTCCCGGTCGTCGTGATATACGGATATCTCCTCGTTGAGATCCCTGTACATGACTGCAGCTCACCGTCTCTGTAATCGTCCGTATAGTTGATGCCAAGAGCGCTTAAGGCCTGCCTGGTTCTTTTCGTTACGTTCTTCTGTACCTGCGGTAGCCTGATCATGCGTACACACCCCTTATCGCATTAATAGATTCCTTCTTGTGATGCCTTCTCCACCATGCCAGCGCTTCACGCATGGACTGGTTGTAGAGCATCATGTCGTTATTGAAAAGAGCAAATTCTTCCTGGGCGTTGTCGATCATTGCCGTAAGATAATTAACGTATACCTGGTCATACGGGTACGGCATGAGCAGCTCGGTCGTCGATGCCTGTGTAAGCTTGTCCGGCATGTCTACGCCCATGGATTCGGAGAGCTGTGCGTTCAGTTCGTTAAGGTAATCTACCTTTGTATTGGTCGAAACAGGGTTCGGCCTCAGCTCATCCGCTTTACTGATTGCCTGTGCTATAGTCATTCGTTACTCCTTTTAGTAGAAATGGCATAGCACCTGTTAAAAGGTACTATGCCAAGTCATAGTGAATCATAAAAGGGTCATGGTGTATTTACTTTGATCTGGGATCGTCAGTGAAGGCCCTTGACAGTGCGTCCTGGCTCTCGAAGTTCTCGTCGGCTACTTCCTCGGATCTCTCAAGCACTTCCGCCACAGATCTCGGTACTTCCACTTCCTTGCCCCGTTCGATAAGATAGCCAATTCCGTTAACTCCGACAAACTGGTACTTCTCTTCGTTGCCGCGGGGACGAGGCAGCTTGATCAGGACACGCTCGCTGTAATATATAACGGACAGGTCCTTCATCTTTTTAAGCGCTTCGTCGTAGCCCTCGTCTCCCGGCTGCAGCTCTGCAAGTTCTTCCAGTGCCTTGAAGTATTCTTCCTTGACTGACTTTTTAGGTGTCTCCGCTGATGCGGTCTTCTTTGTAGTTGCCATTAATCCTTCTTTCCGGCTTAATCCTTAGTTGGATGCTGTGACGGATCCTCCGAACGTGCTGGATGACATGACGGAAACCATGTACTGCGGTACGAGCATCTCAGCTACCTTGATGGCCTTCCAGCCTACCGTTGCCCTCTGGTTCAGCGGGTCAGCAGATCCGGCAGATCCAAGCTGCTTAACGATGTGCTGCAGTCCGCCGCCGGTTACATCTGTTACACCATACGCGCCGTCGCCGATGATCTGTGTTACATATACGGCAGTGTTGCTGTTGGTAGAAGATGATCCTGCGGGCTTGCCTGCCTGGCCTTTGCCCCAGATCTTAGCTTCGCTCGTCTCTACGAAACGTACGCCTGCGATGGATCCGATCTCGCCTTCGTAGATGTTTGATGTGTCTACATACTGATGCGGATATTTCCACTCGCTGTCGTTCATGATGTCGTAAGCGCAGTCCGGTCCGATGATGCCGATGTACCAACCATTAATCTTCGGTGCGTTCTGGTTCTTAAGAGCACGTACAGCCTTCTTGATATCAGCTACAGTAAGCTTGTCAGTAGCTGCCGCAAGAGAAGTGTATCCTGCTGCGCCGTTAGCATAGAGGATGTTGGTGTTCTCCGCGAGCACGTCACGAGTGATCGTGTCAAGAGTGCGGCCTGCCTGTGAGCCAAGGAGCTTTGTTGCCTCGACAAGGTTGTTGTCGATAGCTGTAAGCAGCAGCATGTCTGAAAGCTCGATGTATCCGCCGTACTGTTTGACTGTTGCGGTGATCGTGGATACGTCAAGGTTCTGGCCATTCGGTGTTACGCCTTCGGTAAGAGCCGTAAGCGCTTTTGCAAGCGGTGTGTACTTTCTGAATTCGATCGTCTTACCACCGTTCTGCGGGATCGGTCTCTTCTGGCCAAACTGATCATGTACCAGCTCCGGTTCTGCCATGTCGATCAGGTAATCGGAGTAGTATGTCTTCATCTCCGGAGACAGATCGTTACCGGCACTGTTAGCTGTAGTTACGTTCGTGTTGTTGAAAAGGTTAAGCCTTGCTTTGAATAAAATAAGTTCCATTGTTTACTCTCCTCGTATATATGGCACGAGGATCATAATTGTATTTTTTCTCCCCGTGCAACTCGTCTTGCTATCTCAGCCCTGTCCGCCTTTGTCCATTTGGACGGGTCTGACTTATATACGAAGCCGCTCGCGTTCGTCGTCCCGTTCTCGATCGGACGTGCGCCTTTTGCCCTGACAGAATCAGCTACCTTTTTCTCCGTCTTCATTGCCACGCTGGCCGCGACGTTATTCTGGATCTCATCGAAATGCAGGACTTTATATGCCTGCTCCATCGGTACGCCGCTCTGTAAGAGGCGTCCAAAATTCGGATCTGATAACTCCGTGCCCAGGTCAAAGCCCGGATACTTTGCGGTAAGGTCTGCTGCTTCAGATTCCCAGGCCTGCACCTGCTGCGCTGCCTTCTCCTGCGCTGCCCGCGTCCGCTCCGCGTTTATCAGTTCAGCGTTCTGGCGATTAAGCTTTTGGAATTCCTTGTACTGATCGACTGTCATTCCAGCCTCGAACGCCGCGTCGCTCCACATCGAATCGTCCGCGTTTATCGCATTGATAAGGCCCTGTATGTCTCCGTCCGCAGTTTTGTATTTGCTCTGTAAAAGAGAGATTACTTCCTGCTGTGACTTGACTGCGTTTTCAAGCTGCTTGTGGTCTGCAAATCGTCTGTCAAAAAGTTCCTGCGTCCTCTTCGTATGTATGTCCTTGTTCGCTTTTATGAACTCGTCATACTCTTTGGTACGCTCTTCGAGTGACTTCTGCGGGTCCCCCTGAGGTTCTTCCGGTTCCGCTGCCGGCTGTTCTTCAGCCCCGGCTTCTTTTCCGTAAACTACCTTCGAAAGATCCTGTTTCTGCGCGGCGTCCGCAGATGATTCTCCGCCCGTTGTGCCCCCATCTCCCGCGGCTGCTCCGTCAAAGAGATTCAGGCGAATCTTAAATAGTTTGATCATTCCGTGATCCTCCATGGTTATACTGCCAAGTCAGTTTTGAATTCATGGTTATACTGCCAAGTCAGTGCATGGGATATAGCGCCCAAGACGCTTCTATGCATTAATTATAAATGCTTGCTTTTTTAAAATCTCCCCCGCTCACTTAAACGAGATCGTGCCTGGATATTCAAGCTCTATCTGCCGTAAACCGATGTAGGCCATAAAGAAAAAGTTATACAGCGCCTTGCCCGTCTTTCCTCTGTCGCCTACGCAGATATGGATATATCCGTCTTCCATCACAAGATCGTCTATCTCGCTCACATTAGCCGCAGATCCTGCCAGTGCCCAGGCTATAGAGGAGATACCGGCACACGCTACTCTGTCCGCATGGTGTCCGGTGATCTCCAGCTCGTGTCTGTTTCTGCTGTTGCGGTATCTGACTTCTGTCATCTTGCCCCTGTTGCGTTGCCTTCGACTTTCGTTACGTCAGGTTTCGATCTCTCAGCCAGCCTCTGGCCATAGCTTGTCATAGGTTTCCTTGCTTCTACGTTCGTCGCCTGGATGCTGCGGCTCCCCTGCGGCGCTCCCTGTGGCGCTCCCTGTGGTCCTGCCGGCTGTCCGTCAGGCGCTATGCCCGTGAGCCTCTGTATCAGCTGCATCATCTGCTGAAGCTGATTGTAAAGCGTCTCGCCTTCCTGTACCTTGTCTCTTACCTTGTCGATGCCCTCAAATTCCATCATATCGAGCGCTGTAAGAGATTCCTGCGCCCGTTGCGGGTTAAAGAATCCCATTGCGTACAGCTCCTGTGCTCGCTGGTTCGACTCCATCAGGCTGAAGGGCGATCTCTTTACGGCCTTTGCCCTTACATCGAAGATCGGCTTCCTGTACAGGATCTCGCCGTTCATGCCCACGCCTGCCGGCTGAAGGCCTATCTGCTGATTATTCATCTCGACAAACTTGTACTGATCATTCGGCATGGTGACGCGGAAGGCTCTTGATACGTCGTAGAACTGACGCATAAGCTCGATAACCAGGTCGCAGATGTCCCTGTAAGCCTTGTAGCTGGCAGAGATGGAATCCCTCGATACCTTGTTGCCTGCTTCCTGAAGAGCGGCTATTGCTGACGCGGCCGTGATGCCGGCGCCTGTCGATCCGTTGTTGACGTCCCTGTTTCCTGACGTTTCCTTCAGCTCTGTCACTTTGCGGTCCATTACGGTCACATACGTCGGTGACAATGGCTGCGTGACTATCTCCTGTATCCTTGCCTCGCTGACTTCGCCGCTCACATGCACGAAAGGCTTGCTCCAGTCCTTGAATTCATCCTCGTTCATGTCGGCGCTGTCACTTACAAAGAATCTCTTCTTCGTGTTGATCATGCTGGACTCAAGGATGTTGGCGTCAAGCTGGTCGATATAGATCTGCGGGTCCTTATTGAGCGCTATGATGCCGAACCCCACGGGAGTGCCCTTCTCAGGATAGAGAGTGTCAAAGACTACCGGATACTCGCCGTGATCGTAATAGCCTCTGTCGGCATACGCGGGATCGTTCTCGCTCGCATACAGGATCTCCTTGTTGCAGAACTTGCAGTAATGCAGTACGGTCCTTCCGCCGGGATCAGAGATCTTGTAGTACCAGTCAACCACCACGCTCTTATCGGACGTGTCCACGTCGTCATCGTAGTTGTATTCCGTGATGTCGATGTTGCCGCCCTTCATCTTGCCGGCATGCTCAGGGTACATCTGGTCCAGAAGATCCGTATCAACAAGATCCACGATGAATAAGTTCCGTGAATCCTGTATGTTCGTGATGCCAGGCTCCCAGAAGATCTTCATAAGGTCGATGCCTTTTACGGTTATGTCTCCGAGGCCGTTGTCCTTCTTTGAATCCCAGAAGACGCCGTATACGCCTGTGCCGTGCTTCAGCTTCTCCCACCACTGGTCACGATACGTATCCTCGAAATCGTTGTACTCCATGACCACCGGCAGCACTTCTGTCAGAGTATCTGCTGATGCTTCGTCGCTTCGCTCACGCGGCAACACTACAGGCTCAGGGAAGTTATCCATAGCATCTGCGTGTTTGCTGATGATCGTATTAACGAGCCAGGCTGACGTGGGCTTAGGTGTTAAGTCCTGCTCACGCTTCTTCCTGATAGCTTCCCAGTGACGCAGCTCCCACCACAGCTCGTCCTCTTTGATGCGGGCCTCAAGGTTTGCTTTGCCCTGTTTGTATTTCATGAGCAGAGCAGCAGCCTCGTTGACTTCCTTCTCTCCGATCACGCGCTGTGGTGTAAGGATGGATTCCGGAACAGTCTCTGCCGGTGGCATCTCTGCCTCAAGCCCCAGCGGATCCTCTCTCATCCCGTAAAAACTTCTGTCTGCCAATTCAAATCATCTCCTGATCATGCGTTAGTCACTGTTACTGTGCAGCTGCAGCTGTATCCCGGTACTGAGCAGGTAACGACTGCCTCGCCTGCTGAAGCCCCTGCTTTCACCTTGATCTTCTCCGGATGGTCTGCCACCTCTTCCAGCGTTACCTTGTCGGTAGATGTCGTCCAGGTGTACTCAGGATCAGCCCCTTCGGGTGCGATCGTAGCGGTAAGGGTCTTGTTTCCTGTACTCTTAACGATGGACGCAGTGGCGTCAGACATCGTGATGCCAGTTACAGGTTTTGCGTCGCCCATGTCTGCGATCTTGATGCCGCGTATGCCTGTGAGCGCTGCTACCGCGTCTGATGACAGCTCATAGCCTAAGTTCAGCGCTATCGCGTTAAGATCGACTACGCCTGCCACGCAGCAGAACATACTCTCCTGCGGCGGGATCGTCTCTTCGTTACGCATGATAAGCCCATGCGCGTAGGAGTCGTTGGCCTCTACCATGACGCCGCTGGCGATTTTTACAGGCGTACCTGCCTTCAGCGGAAACATGTCAGGCGTTACCTTTGCTGCTTCTGTTGCTTCGATTTCATAAAACATTTGGAGTCCTCCTTGTAATTAATATCTCCTGTAGAATTCGTATCTGTCCATCGGTCCGTCTATATCCATATCCGTATCAAGCGGATTATATGGTTTAGGTTTCTTCGCCGGCTTCATCGGCGGGACGATCGGGTTACGCATTAAAACGTACTTCGTCATATCGTAAAGATGGTCTTCACCATCTGAATCAACGTCCTCGACGTATCTCTCGTCGTATACAAGCGACGGTATCGTCCTTATCCAGTGCCTGCAGTTGTTAAATACCTGGAACATCGGATACCCGTCGTCGTCATAGGATAAGCGGTAGTGCAGCTGCATCTTTCCGTTAAGTCTGTCGTTGATGCCCCGCTCAAAGTAGATGCGCTCTCGCTCAAACAGTTCGCCTATCGAGCTTCCCGCCTGCTTGCCCCATATGGCTGGATCTCCGACTCTCGTTATCTGCCTGCCCTTAAGATCAGGATTGGTCTCCTCGATCTCGCGGATCTTCTGCGCTACTTCCGTCGGCTCAGCCTTGATGCCTTCGTTCGGTGTGCCTGTGCAGCCGTAATACTCTGCGATCATGTATATCGGGCTGTTGCCGTTCTTGTGCCTGGTGTTGGCTACAGCAAACCACCCAACGGCAAACGGCCTTGCATAGCCCCAGTCCATGCCGCATACGATCTTCCAGTCTGCCGGTATCTTGAAAGGCTCTATGACGTGTGTCCACCTGCCGTCCTCGTAGTGCTGCGGATCGTCGTCTATGTGAAATACCTGTCCACTGAAGCTGTCCCAGTCGCCATACAGGAGCGCTTTCTTTTCTGCTTCCGGTAATGCTGCCAGCCTCTCGATATATGACGGGTCGTTGCGCAGCAGCTCCTCGTTATCGAATACCGTACTCGGCACGAATATCCTGTGGCGTATGGCCGAAAACTCTTTCCCTTCAGGATCTGTCCATGTGGACTTGTCCTCTATAGGCGTCATGGGCGGGGCAGGATCTATAAAGCGGTCCTTTACCCACGCATGGCCTATGCCGCCGGGGTTGCAGGTGCATCTTATGTAGCACTGTGTACCGGGGCCGTTAGGCCTGCACCTGGAGTGCAGGTAAATGTACTCGTCGAACGTAAAGTGCGTCAGCTCGTCGAACATGATGACGTCAAACGCCTGGCCCTGATACTGGATCTTATCCGTCGGTCTGTTCATGGATCCGAAGATCACACGCGCCCCGCTTGGGAATTTCCAGGTATGCGAGGATGAATTATATCTCGCTCCTGGAAACGCCTGCGGGTAATATATAAGGCTCTTGTCAATGAGTTCACGCAGCTGTGGGAAAGTCTTCCTGAGTATCAAGGCCTTGTAATGTGGTATGTGTACCTGTCTCAGCGCCTCTATTACAAGTGCGTCTGACTTGCCTCCGCCCGCTGCTCCGCCATAGAGCACTTCAAACTCTTTACGCCTCATGAACGTGGCCTGCTTCGCCTGCGGTTTCCAGATGATGTTATTTGTCTCCATCCTCTTGCCGCTCCATCATGATCACGCCGCCGCCCACCTGTGCTTCCACGTTTACCTGTGTACTGGACGAATCACCCAGTATGGTTACAAGACGGTCCAGCGCCTGCAGGTTACCCTCAAGGGCCATGCTCGTTACAACGTTCAATATCTTCTGCTTGTTTTCCTCTGTCAGTTCCTGCCGGAATACATCACGCAGGCTTCTGTATTTATCGTTCTTTGCTTTAGCGCCTTTCTTTGCACACTCCGTAGTCCTCGGATCCCCGGCCACAAAACTTTTTAGATTTTTCCTTGAGTTAGGGTGTTGCCCTTTTTCCATTCATCTCACTTCCTGTCTACCTCACGGTATAACCACGGCGCTGTCCACGCCTTTATTGTATAAAATCAATCCGGTTTATTCTCCCCCGCTGGCTTTTCCACAGCCCGTATGCATATCTTCCCGTCTTTCATAGGCTCTACGAGTATCATGGTGTTAAGGTCTATGCGCTTCGGCTCGATAAAAACCGTGCTCTCCGGCAGCCCGTACTTCTTTACGATCTCAGCCACATATCCCTGATACATGCTGTCGATCTGTTCCCGTGCCACCTTCTCCGCATGCAGCTGGTCCTGCAACTTCTTAATACGGTCCAGGTAGTATTTGTTCATCTCCTCATAACGTTGTTTATAGCTTTTCATTCCTGCGCTCCCTCCTGTTTATCTTTCCTCCTTGCCCTGCTGCAGAAGCTATCTGCCTTACAAAGCGGCTGAGGAAATATTGCACCGCAAACATGAATCTCTTCACAGTTCCAAACGAATTCGTTGTGGTACCATATGCAATCCTTACACGTGATAAGCTCCGTCCCGTGTTTAATTGCGTGTACCGCGTCCAGCTCCTCCAAGCTAGTGGTCGAATCATTTTTTGCATCTTCATAAAGGTCTTCATCAATTTCGATTATGACTTTCATTCTTCTTCTCCTTCCCAGAATTCATTCAGCATCTTAGCAATAGAGCAGGCTCCATAATCACCACAGCAGTACGTACGCAGAAAACGCCGCGCCTCCTCAGCATTGCTGAAGATGACGCAGCATCCTCTCTCGCAGGTGACTCTATGCTTAATTACCTGCGTTAAGTATGGGCATATGTACTCGTAGTGATAGTAGTCCTGCAATTTACAAGCTCCCTATTTTCTCAGCCCTATCAATAGTGTTGTAATAACGATCACAAGACATATGAGCGTTATAAGGTCAAATATCATTTTCATTCTTATCATCCTCAGATATTTCCTTTGAACACGGCACAGGCCGCATCTTTATAGCTGCATACCTTTTCGAACAGCCAGTCGCCCTTATCGGGTTCCTTCTTCTCAGCCTTCTTCCTGCCTTCCGGATCTCTTGCCAGCTCGTCTATCTGCTTAAGCGTCGGACAGCTTGCTCTTACACGGTATCTCTTACTGCAGAACCCGTACTGATCACGGTCCGAGCAGCCGATTATCTCGCAAGCCCTGGAGTGATTAAACTGGTCCATGTACTGGCCGACGATCACGCCAATGTCGACGCCCTCCTTCCACATCTTCCACCTGTATAGAAATCTGCGTCCTCTGTCCCGCGTCCCGCCTGCGAAGCGTCTTTCCCGGATAAATCTTTCAATGCTCTCAAAGCTTAAATGGTCGCCGTTCTCCTCGATATAATCCTTGATCGTGCCTGCATCAGTAAGGCAGGCTGAATCGCAATGCGAGCACTCTCTGGCACGAAATATATACTCGTTTAAGTCAGCCCTCTGTACGTCTGTCATTATGTCCTCCTACCTTAGCCGCTACCCGCAGCAGTTCCACCGCGCAGGCCAGCACAGGTTCCTCTATCTCTATGCCCGGTTCTTCGTTAATAGTTTCGACTAACCACTCCGGAGTATTCATACCGCTCTTTTCTTCCAGGCGTTTCAGCAGGCCTTGTCTGCTTATCAGATCATTCATTCTTCTTTCCTCTCTGCATCAGCGCAGAACCAATCGTCTGGAGTAGTTCCGCACATTCTTGTAAGTCCGCATATCCTGCTTATCTTTTCGCCATTGTCATGCAGGAAGCTGTGCTTACACTCTCCGCACCTAATGATTTCTGGCTGTGCGGATGGCAAACGATTGATAGCCGATGCCATTTCAAATGGTAGTGCCTCATATCGTCCATATATGTTTGGGATATAGTCCGCAATAACATCATTAACCGCATCAATTGCCG